TACTATAATATGAACCTATATTAAAAACAACTCCATTAAAAATCCAAACTGTTCCAGTAGTTGGTCCATTAGAACTAGTAGCATGAAAAGCAGGTTGATAAGGCGTGGTGACTCTACCAGCATTATCAACTCTAAGTCTTTCAGCAAAATCAGCAGAAGCAGTACCAACGACTCCAGTATTAGTTCCAGTATATAAAGTAAATACTCCACCTGTATTTCTTAATGCCCATCCACCTTGAGAAGCAACTGTATTCCTCCATCCAACATCATAATAAACACCACCACCATAGAACTGACCATCTTGAGATAATACAGGATGTTTAAGATTTGAAAATGTTACAGAACTAGTAAAAGGTGTGCTAGTTCCAATACCAACATTACCATTCATATCAATGGTCATCTTTCTAGTATAATCAGCACCATTCCTAGTATTAAAACCTATAGCTCCTTGAGGAGTAGCAGCACTATGGGCAATATTAGTAAATTCAATCCAAGCATTACTAGCTCCTGTGCTATCCATATTACTTATAGTAGTATAGTTATTAGCAGTAGCACTGGTATTATTCATTAAAATACCATAATTATATCCAGCAGTAGTCTGTACTGAATTAATTCTAGCTATGATACTATAACTATCAGCAGTAGATTGAACAACATCTAATTTACAGACACTAGATGGAGCAGCAGTACCAATACCAACTATACCAGTAGCAGATTTATATAACTGACCAGCACCAATATTAACAATACCAGTACTTCCAGTTAAACTACCAGTATAAGTCATAGTACCAAATGTTTTAGCACCAGTAATAGTTTGAACAGAAGCTAAATCAACTGGAGTACCAATACCTACATTCCATTTAATACCATCGTAAGTATATGTGACATTTCCTTGTGTAAAAGTACCAGTTGCAGTTCCTACGACTGGATTAAGTGGAAATACTATAGCAGCCATAACAAAGTTCCAAGTTATATATTAGGTAATTCTTTTGGTTTAAGTTCAATTTGTAATGGATTAACATTACCTTCAATAAGAATAGCTTCTTCAGGTATTAATCCTACTTGCTTTAAGGCATTAAAGGTGAAAGGATTACTCATTGCATTTCTTATCTTAGCAGCGGATGGTCTACCATTAGCAATAATCTCAGATTGAATATCTTTACCTATTGTAACAGTAAATTCATTAGCTGCGTTAGCTTCATACATATCTTCATCACTGTAACCAGCAATTCTTGTGGGTTCAGCAAGTATGAATAGTTCCGCCAATAGCTTCTTCAGTATTTCAATCTCTTTCCTATTAAGTTCATAGGCTTCAATTCCTACTTGTAACGTAGATTGAATTTCTAATACTTCTGCTTGTAGTGTCATTATTACATGAGGTAACGCAGGAATGCTTTTAAGATGTTCCAGTTCAAGTAGTTTTGCTTGGTATTTTAAATCCCCAATTTCTTCCAACGCAGCTGCTCTTATCCTGCCTTCCAAGAAACCGTTTAATGTTTTAATTTTTTCCCATACCGTTTCGCCAATGACTTGATAACGATAGTTGAATTCTGTGTTTAGTTTTGAAGCCATTTTGTATATCCTATGTTAGTGAGAAACCAGCTGCTGCTATGTATGCTCTTATAGTTCCGACACCAGTAGTTGAAGCTGCAACTACTCCCACGTTTGATACAAGGTTAGATGTAGATACATAAACTGTTGAAGATGTCATGCCAAATGCAAAAATCCCTTTATCACCACCGTAACCTGTCGCAGATAACAAGCTTCTAGGAGGTGTGGCAGATGTTACAATTGCGGCAACTACCCCAGTATTAGATACTAGATTAGTTACTGAGAAGTAAGATGCAGTCATCCCGTAACCAAATATAGCTTTATCACCACCATAAGTACAAGCAGCGAGACCGTATCTATTTGTAACAATACCAGTGGTATCAGCTGCGATAATCCCGGTATTAGATACTAAGTTAGTTACTGAATAGTATGTAGTACCACTCGATGCCCCATATCCAAATATACCTTTATCTCCCCCGTATCGAACTGCTGCTGAATACCTACGAGCAGTACCTACCCCAGTAGTATCAGTTGATACTACTCCAGTATTTGATACCAAGTTACTCATTGATTGTACTGTTAAACCAGCAGTAGTTATACCATAACCAAATATAGCTTTATCTATTCCATATCCTGTTGCAGATAATCCATATCTTGCAGTTCCTACTCCAGTTGTATCAGCAGCTACGACTCCTGTATTCGATACTAAATTAGTTAATGAATAATCAGCAGTAGCAGTACCGTAACCAAAGATAGCTTTATCCCCACCATATGTAGCAGCTGCTAACGAATCTCTAATAGTACCAACTCCTGTTACATCAGTTGCTATTACTCCAGTATTTGATACCATGTTTTTGGTAGAATACTCGGTAGTACCATCGAAACCAAATGCAAATAATCCTTGAAAAGTGGCAGCAGCTGTGCCGCCACTTGCAGTAGCATAACTACCCATAACTGCAAGTACAATACCTTTCATGTTAATCCTGCTCCATTAATCATCCACTTAGTGCTTGTGATCTTCATAATAGTTGCCATACCATTAGCAGCAAGTGTTCTACTACCTGTAGTTCCTGCTCCAGCAAGTATTAAAGTATCTGTGGTTATTGCAATAGTTATAACTCCAGCTCCAGTATCATTAATTAATGATATGGATGTACCTATAGGAAATGCAGTTGCACTGTTGGCAGGTATAGTCCATATCCTTGCCGTTGTATCAGCAGCAGGATGATAGATATGACCACCTGCATCAGTGGTTACTAGGGTATAAGCAACACTTTGACTATTCTGTGGAACATTACCCATAATACTTAAATTTCTACTTAATGACATAACTATTCCTTAAACGTCAGTAGCCGCTAAAAATAAGTTGATATTAGTCTTTAAATAAGTGTACATATTTGCTATAGCAGTAGAAGTATCATATGGCACTTGATAGGTAAAAATATCTAAATATTTATCTCCAGCTTCATATGATGCTATGTCGTGCCAAATAGCAATATTAAATGTAATACCTGAAGCATCCCCAGCAAAGTTTAGTATCTTTGCGTATGCAGTTGGAAAGTTAATCCCAAACTGACTATCGTAACTAAGTTGTAAAGCCATTTTTATTTCCTCTATTAAGTTGCGTAAATTCCAGTATTCACTATTCTTGTCGCTTTCCAATAACTACCCCTTCTTGGTGTTATCGTACCAGCACCATTTGTTACATTAAGTCTTAAACTTGTTGAACTTGCATTTTCTAACATTATTTTAACCCTAACAAAGTGATTGGTTGCATTAGTGATAGATGATGTGGCGGTAAATGCAACCGCAGCGGTAGTTTGCCCCGTTAAAGCTCCCATTGTAAATGCCGAAGCCATAGGTACTGCTGTATAACCCCCAACGGGAGTATGTAGAATAGTTACTTGCATATTTGTAACAACAGCCGAATTAGTTATTGTCCATGTTAAAGTTCCTGCTGTATTCTTTAAGAAATAACACTCCATTTCTATTTCATAAATCCCATTAGCAACAAGAGGTATGGAAGAATTTGTACCAAAGAAAGGTGAAATAGTAGTTGCAGTAACTGATAAATCTGCTGCAAGTCTAAAATACTGACAAGTAGGTATTAATCCTCTACCATTAGTAGTATTTCCAGTAAAATAAGCGACTGAATCGGTAGAACTTACCTCCAATGCCCCTGCTTCTGGAGTAACCAGAACACTAGCACTTGGAGTGATCTTTAATGGTGCAGTACCAGTAGTAGTACCACCAGCAGGTAAAACTATAGGTTGACTTGAATCTAAAACCCTATACCAGTTCATTGCCGTAGTACCCAATGTATCAGTGGGTTTGAAATTGTTAGTCCATAGTTGACCAAACTGAGTAGTTCCAGCATCTACGCTAATAGTAGCTCCTGTTATATTTCCGGCAGTTGCAGCATCCGCATCTCTTACCCAAGTGGTAGTTGTTACAGCGGTATAAATACCATTCTCGGAAGCTGTTGCTTGATTCTTAACCAACACTCTACTTGTAGCCGATAAAGTTATACCATCTATAGTTACTTGAGCAGTATTCAATGTAAGTGCAACTGTGGTTGCACAATCAACTGCTTTCTTAACCCAAGCTCCTGGAATATCTATTAAAGTTGGAGTAACCCAAGTATTATCCCCTTTTAAGAAAGTAGTTGAATTGGCTGTTCCAGAACCCAATCTTGCCGCTGCGACAGTTCCTGTAGCTAAACTACTTGCATCTGTTACTGAAACCGTAGCTACGTTATAAGCAATAACTTCGACTATATCTCCGAGTACCGCAGCCAATGTCAGAACAATAGCTGTACCTGATGAAGCTGTATAATCAGTACTATTAAGTAAGACACCATTTAAATATACTTCTGCATAACCTACTGTATAAGTGACAGTAAAACTTGTTTGTCCAGCAGTTGCCGTGAATGATGTTCTTGTATAAGCTGTAGTTGCTCCACCTCCACCACCAGCATTAGCAAGTACATAAGCTCTGGTAGCAGCATCCTGAGCATTAACAGGGTCAGCTATATTAGTAATGGTCTGAGCATTATTGTCCAGACCATTCTTTGCGATAAATCGTTTTTGTGCCATAGTTCACTATCCCATATAGCAGATTAATAATTAGATATTAACTAGTGTTTTAATTACTTTAAATACCGTAGAAGTTGCTTGAGCAGGAGTAGCAAGTAATTGAATATTAGTAGATAAGATATTAGCATCAAAACTGGCTAACGAAGTTGTCAATGTACCAATATTAGCATTACCATATTCAACAATACTTGCGTTAGTACCATCATGAATAACAAGAATCTCGCATACTTGGTAAGAAGTACCAGAAGTTACTTGAACAGTATATTTAATTGAACGATAAGTAGCTACTAGATTAGTATCAAGTACTTGGTTAGCTGTAGTTGCAGTAGTAGTTACTGTAGCCGAACCAATAGCACCATTAGTTAAAGAACTTATAGCATCAGTAATACCATAACCAGCTAGTGTAGTTGGATTTGTTCCAGCAGTTACACGACCTTTAGCATCAGTTGTTACAGAACGATAAGTACCAGCAGTTCCTACAGAAGCTAATGTAGTGGCGATAGTTCCTGTTGATAAGCCTGTAGAAGTTGCAGTAACATCACCTGTAATTGCTAAAGCTTGAGTTGAAGCAAGTTGAGCTACGTTTGTGACATTGCCTAAACCAACATCGGTAGCGACAAGAGTAACAACTCCCACTTTACCTGCTACTGAAACTACTGCTTCAGAACCACCTTGTAATAAATCCCAAGTAGTTCCATTAGAGATAATCATATCCCCAACAGACCATACAGCATTACCATCAATAGTGGTAGTACCAGCAGTTGATACTTTATAATACCAACCAGCAGTAGGAGAACTTGCAGAAGTTAATGTGGGAGTGTTAGTTGAAGCGTTCCATAAACCTTTATAAACTAATGAACCAGCAGCACCAGCCCCACTAGCAGCAACAGTAACTCTACCTTTAGCATCAACGGTAATATTAGCATTAGTATAAGCTCCAGCAGCGACACCACTTGAGGCTAATGTAGTTGCATTACCAACAGAAGTAACATCACCTGTTAAGTTAGCATTGGTCACAACAGTAGCAGCAAAAGAACCTGTACCTGAACCTGTTACTCCACCTGTTAATGTAATAGTTTGGTCGCCAGTATTAGAACCAGATAAAGTAGTGATACCTAGAGCTGTTCTTATAGTTGCTCCAGTTTCATTACCTGTATTAGTTCCTGATAAGTTAGCAACAGCAGTATTAGCAAGCATAGCATTAGAGATAGAACCAGTACCTAATAAGCCAGTTATATCAGCTTGAGCAACAGCAGTATTTCCAGTAACTCTGCCTTTAGTATCTAATGTAATCTTAGCAAAAGTAGCTCCTGTACTTTGAGCTACAGTTGCTAATGTAGTTGCTACAGCTCCGGCTACAGTTGTAATGTCGCCAGTTAAAGCTGGCATTTGTCCAGCAGGTACTGTTCCTGTAGTTAAATTAGAAGCACTAGCAGCAAATTGTTTTGTTACTGCATCAGTAGCATTTGTTGGGTCAGCTAAACCAATAATACTTAAACCATTAGCATCTAAACCACTTTTAGCTATAAATCTTTTTTGAGTCATAATAAATCCTTAGTTGATACTATGCAGGAAGCAAAGTACGAATAATTTTAAAATTTGTACTTATATTAGTAGGAGTTATAAATAATTGTACATTAGCTCCACTAATATCACCATTAAAGGTACATAAAGTATTAGAAGTTATGATGTTAGCATATTCAACTATAGTAACATTAACACTATCATGTAAAAGAAGTATTTCACAAATCTGTCTAGTAGAACCTACAGTAGCATAAATTATATATTTAGCTCCGCCATAAGTAGTATAAGAGAAAGTATCTAAAACTTGTTCACTAATAGTAGCATCAGAGGAAAAAGTTAATACAACTTCATTACCACTAATTCCAGCAGGACCTTGGAAACCAGAAGTAATAATAGTAGAACTAGCTACATCTAAACTAGTTATTACAGTAGAAGTAGTGTCAGTTAGAACTACTATAGAATCAGCCATTACCTAGTAACCTCTGGTTTAAAGACTACCTTACCTTCTATAAGTCTAGTTGTATCACCATTATCAAAGTAAACTTCAAGGTCATACACTCCACCAATTCCAGTCAATACTGTAGTAGCTTCATCAGAAATGTAAAGTTCTATTTTACCAAGTAGGGGAGTTATAACTAAGCCAAGATTAGCGGTACTTAATTCAAGTAGGACGATAGAGGAGTCAATAGTTTCTCTTACTTGTAACTTTGCAGTACAATCAGTAAGATTAATTGCGACATTGAGGGAATCTTTCCAAAGTAAAGTATGCCTATAAGTAGCACCTTTTTCAATAGCTGGTAGGTTTAATTTACTTGCTGACATAGTAACCTACAGTTTAATAATGTTATGTGTTTGTAACCAAGCAACTAATCCAACTGCTGCTATTCCAACTAACCAGAAAAACTTAGTTACTATTGTTTCACCAACTTCTTTATAGAAATCATTTCTAGCTGCTTCAACTGCTTTCTTAGCAATTATTATAATCTGTTCTTCAGATAGTTCGTATCTATTAAAGTTAGGACACTTTTCAAACTGTTTAGGGTCAATCTCTATCATAGCCTAGTCCTGAAAGTTATTCTTTATTCTTTATACCAATTATGATACACTTATTAGAGAGTGTACACTATCCTCGATAATTAATCAATCCTTTTCTTAGCTATTTTACCTAATAAAATCAATATCTTATGACTGACTCAAATTCATTAATAGTTAATTTAGATGCTAAAGTTAGTCCTATCATACTTGCTAGTATCTTAGGAGTTAATATTTCACTTGTATATCAAGAAGCTTCTGCTGGTAGACTTCCACTTAATATAACTGAAGCTACTTATAAAGAATGTATTCAAATGTACATTACCCACTTTAAGAAAAATGCTGATCTTAAACTTACTAAAGAAGCTAATGAACAAGAACTTAGAAGAACTAAGTTAGCTGAAGATACTAGGATTAAAGAAGAGAAGATTAGAATTAAAGAAGAACAAGATAGAGCTAAAGCTGAAAGTAGAACTAGAAGAACATTCAGTTCTTTAGAAGATGGTGAAGAAGGTAGTAATGATGGTATGCCACCACTAGTAGCGGCTAAGATGAAGCAGGATATTAGATTAGGTATAGCAAAAGAACTTCAGTTGTATCAAAGAATAGCTATTGAGAGAAATGATTATGTAGCTATCAAAGAAATCCTTCCTTTACTTGAACCGTTTTTACAGGCAATTAAGAACAATTTAGTCGATTTAAGTGCAGATAATCCAGAAATTCAAGAAAAAATAGACCAAAACCTAGAAAGTCTATATAATCTAGGGGTAGCAATGATTGACAAAGCTGATTTAGATAGTGATAGATATGTTCAATATATCCTCGATAAAGAGTTGGATATAACAGACATAGAAATAAACCTTACTAGGTAGTTATATGGAAAGTAAATGTACGCTAGATAATAGAGCAGAAAGAAAGTTATTAGGAACTTTATTAGAAATCTTTAAGATACCTAAGAAGATGGGTACTCTTGCTTGGGCAGTTACTAATAGGATAATGACTAGTACTGAATCCTCCATCGTAGGTAAGTTTACTAATAATGCTACTCCTTATATGGAGTTCATCTATGACTGTATTGATAATCCAGATATACCAGTTATTGTAGCTACTAAGTCTGCTCAAATAGGATGGAGCGAACTTACTAATAATGCTTTAGGTAAGTGGATTCATACAGACCCATCTAAGATTATTATGGCATTTCCTAGACTTGCCAGTGCTAGAAACTATAGTAGAGAAAAGATTAAACCTTTCTTTTCAGGTACTAAGGTACTAAGAGAAATAATCAATCAGAATGTAGCTAAAGAAAGTTTTAATTACTTTGAGTTTCCTAATGGCTTCTTAAAACTTATTACTGCTGGTTCAGTAGGCGAAATGAAAAGTTCATCTATTCCTAGAATCATTATTGAAGAACCAGATGATTTAAAAGCTGATGTTAATGGTCAAGGTGACTCACTTGATATTGTTATAGAAAGACAGAAAACTATCCCAACTAGAAGAAAGAAACTTATCTATGGTGGAACTCCTACTGACAAAGACTTTAGTAAGGTAGAAGATGCTTATAAGAAAAGTAATCAAATGGTATTCAAACCAGAATGTCACCATTGTAACTCTCTTCACGAACTTAATTTTAGTAACTTGTACGAAGATGAATATCAAGATAGGTTTATAGATGAAATATATGGAAAGAAGAATCCTAGTTCAGCTTATTATCTTTGCCCTCATTGTGAACTACCTTGGACTTTTGAAGAAAAGAAACAAAACATCCTAAATGGAATGAAGTATGGCAATAAAGGTTGGCACTCTAATAAACCTCATATTACTGATATATATGGTTTTGCTTTCAACGAACTTCTTAGTTCTTTTCAAGCTTCTGAGTATAAAGAGTTAAGCAAGAAAAGAGTACTAGCTGAGATAGAACTAGCTAAAGGTAATGAAGGTAAGATGAAATCTTTTACCAATAATAATATGGGTAAAGCTTATGCTTCTGGTAGTTCTGCAATGGAAGCAGAAGATATGAAACTACTTAGAAGTAACTATCCAGAACATATAGTACCAATGGAAGGTTTAGTACTTACTGCTGGTATAGATGTTCAGGATAATAGATTTGCTATAGTCATAAGAGCTTGGGGTAGGAATAACTGTTCTTGGTTAGTTAGTTGGATGGAAATATTCGGTGATGTTAAAAACCAAGATAGCTTTATCTGGCAGGAACTTACTGATAAAACTGTACTAGCTGAAATACCACATGCTTCAGGTAAACCATTAAGGATAGCTGCTATCTCTATAGATTCTGGAGATAATACTGAACTAGTTTATAAATGGGTACTTAGGATGCAGGAACTTAATTCCCAAGTATTTGCTACTAAAGGTGTAAGAGATTTAAGATGGTCTGATGATGAAATATACAGAGAACCATCTAATGTAGAAATAGATAGAGATAAACAACTTAGAAAGTCATTAGCTGAAACTATGGGTGTTAGTATCTTTCCACTTGGCGCACATAAAGCACATACTGAAGTACTTAACCGTGTAGCTCTTAATGCTAATAAAGAGGCTAGAAGTAATATCTATTATTTTAATGAGCAAAGTTATGGTAGTTATGAAGAGCAAATGACTTCTTGCCGTAGACTAGTTGATGTTAATTCTGGAACTAATAAGTCAATCTATAAACTTGTTAGTGGTAAAAGAAAAGAAGCTATAGATGCTGAAAAGAACGCTTTACATGCTGCTTATGCTATTGGAATAAGGAATTATACTTATGAGCATTTCCAAGCAATAGAACATTACTTATATAACTAGGAATTAATATGGCACTCCCATTAGAAGAAGCTAGAAGCCAACTTATAACTGTTAATGCTGCAATTCAAAATATCATTAGTGGCAAAAGAATTGCAGAATTAAGAATAGGTTCTGGTGACTTTCAAAGAACACTTCGGTATCAAGAAGTTACCTTTGACGAACTTAAAATACTCCAACAAGAACTTTTAATTACTGTAGATGCTTATGCACCTGCTGTACCAGTATTTAGAACTAATACTCATATACCAATGATAGTAGGAAAGGATATATTCTAATGGCTGAAACATTTGACCCTTATCAAGATACAACTTATCCACAAGTACAACAAGCTGCTTATGAAGGTGCTGCTGTAGGATATAGAAACTCACAAAAAGGTCTACTAACTGGAGAAGCAGATAGTCTTGCAGCTAGGGAACTACTTAATCTACAGATGCGTTCTGGACATGCAATTAGAAATAATGGTTATGCTAAGACTGCTGCAACTAAGTATGTAACTAGTTTAGGTAGTATTAAAGTTAATTGGAAAGATGCTAAAGGAAAGAGTCATGTAGCTATGCAAGCTCTATGGGATGAATTTGCATCTAATCCTAACTTAGATGGTCATGGTACTTTATGTTCTACTCAATCTATTTGGCACTATGAAGTATTCGGTAAAGGCAATGCTTTTACTAGAATGATTATTAAAAGGGATGGTAACACTAATAAAGTTCCTTTGAAGTTACAAACTATACCAAGTCAACTACATAATGTATTCTATATGGGAAAGAACTCAGATAATGAGATTACCCGTAATGGTATAACTTTTGTAGATAGTAAACCATCAATGTACTACTTTAGAAAGGGTATTTATGAACAACAATGGTATCAAGTTAATAACACTTTTCCACAAGTTGAAGTTCCAGCTAATGAACTCTTACACTTATTTGTTAGGGAAAATGCTGGTCAGTGGTTGGGTATTCCTAATCTAGCTTCTGTCTTAGTTCCACTATACGAACTAGATGAATTAAACGATGCAACTATAGCTAAACAAAAAGCTGCTCAAGCAATAGCATGGATTATAGAGAACACTAATCCTCTTAATATGACTCCTACAGGAAGTCCAATAACTGTTAAAGATAAAGATAACAATGACAAGATTGTATTTAAATCTTCTGGTGGTAATACACAATACTTAAACAAAGGTGAAAAAATCAACTTTTACCAGTCTACTGATATTGGAGCTAACTTACCAGTCCTTATCAAAGCTGAACTACATAGAATATGCGCTGCTGTTGGTGTACCTTATCATACCTTAACTGGAGATACTTCTGGTTTAGACTTTTCATCTATCCGAGCAATAGGTATAGAGTTAAGACATAGATTAGAATATATTCACCACTTCTACACTATCCCACTTGGTCTTGAACCATTAACTTCTTACTTTAAAGAGTTAGCAAAGTTATATAGTAATAAAGTAGCTGGAGCTATTCCTACTTATCAACTACCTAGATTCTATGGTGTTGATGAACTTAAAGATACTCAAGCTGATTTATTAGAAGTACAGAATGGTATGAGTACTTTACAAAGTAAGTTAGATGAACGTCATACTACCTTTGAAGATATAATTGCGGATAGAGTTAGAATTAAGGAAGCTGGATTAGATAACTTATTAGTTACACAAAGCCCTGCTGCTAATCAAATTAATAATACAGAAGCTAATTCTAAAACTACTGGAAACTAAATAGTCTTGTTTTACAAGGATGTAAAATAACTATTGACTTTAACTTTAAAATGAACGATAATCACAAGAACTATAAAAGGATTCTTTATGAAATACAGTCGCTTACTAACTAGATTATATAATCAACCGTTAGCTATTGCTCAAAGTAAATTAGATGTTTTGACTTCAGAAGTTACTCTTAAACTACTTGCTGGTGAGTCTCTTCCAACTATCCAAAACGCAAACAAACAAGACTCTGTTTCTAGTGAAGCAGTTATAAAAGTATTTGACTCACTTGTTTCTAAAAACGGTGGTGGTGATAGTGGTAGTACAAGTTATGAATCAGTATCTAGTCAGATTAACAGAGCTATAAACGCAGGAAATACTAAACTTACTTTCTATATAGACAGTCCTGGCGGTGAAGTATCTGGTTTATTTGGTCTAGCTTCTTTCATAGCTTCTCTACCTTCTAAATATGGGGTAGAAACAGCAGCAGTAACAGATGGTATGGCAACTAGCGCAGCTTATGTAATAGCAGCTTCTTGTCAATCTATCCAAGCAACTTCATCTTCTATCATTGGTTCTATAGGTGTTATTATGACACTTATTAATGCTACTGAAGCAGATAAGAAAGCTGGAATAGAATATACTATATTAAGAAGTAAAGAGGATAAAGCACTTATTAATCCACACGAACCTTTTGCAACTAGAGCTATCGAAGATGCTGTTAAGATGCTTGGGGTATTAGATGGTATAATGAATGATGCAATTATGAGCTATAGACCTTCTCTATCTTTAGAGACTATAACTAAACTAGCTGGTAATACAGTATTAGCTGAAGAAGCCTTATCACTTGGGCTAATAGACGGAATAGTAACTTCTTTTGATGCTGCTATAACTACACAATCACAACAACTTTTAACAACTACTAACAAGGGTAATGATATGACCTTAGAAGAAGCGTTAGCAAAGAACATTGAATTAAGTTCTGAGCTACAAACACTAAAAGCCTCCACTACTCTTGAAGTAGCTAAAGCTAAACAAACTGAACAGGATAGAGTTCTAGGTATCTTAGATGCTGCTGCGACTTTTAAACTATCTGCTGACTTAGCAACTAAACGCATCAAAGCTGGTGCTTCTATTGCTGATGCAGTTGAAATGTTTGAAGGTATCAAAGAAGCATTGCAAATGTCTGGAGCTGTAGATACTTCACTTGCTCTTCAAGCATCTTTAAATAAAGAAGTAATGCCAGAAGAAAAAGAACCTGAAGATTTCCTTTCATCTTTAATGGGTGCTGTAGATAAAATGGCGGCTCAAGAAACTTACATTGGAGTTAGATAATGGCTGAATATAATGGTGGATGGAACTCATATCCAGACCGCGTAACTAAAAAGATTTTCTTTCGTGCTACTGACCGTAGTACTAAATCAGTAACTATTAAATCTGGACAAGTAATTAAAGCACTTAGTTTCTTAGAAACTGATTCTGCTGGTAAATGTATTGCTCATGGTGGTTTGGTTGAATCTGCAACTGCTACTTTTGGTACTGCATTAACTTCAGGTCAAACTTTAATCATTGCTGGTTTAACTTTTACTGCTGGTTCTGCTGGAACTACTACTGCTCAACTAGGTACAGTTTGGTCTGGTCTTGTTGATGGTGTAGGTTTTGCTGCTGCCGCTGCTGCTATTTTAGCTGCTGGTACTGCTGTAACTGTTGGTACTTTTACTGCTGGTACTTTAGCTGGTTATAACACTACTCTAGTAACTGCTAGTAAAGTTAGATTTGATGCTACTTCTGTTGCTTCTGCTACTGATGTTGCTGCAACTGGTACTGGTGCTGCTCCAACTATTGTAATTTCACAATATGCTGCATCTAATAAAATCTCTGGTGTTTTATTATTTGATGTTGATGCTTCTTCTGCTGATGTAGATGCAACTGCTTATCAAGAAGCTTCTTTTTGGGCATCTGCTCTAGTATGGGCTGTAGATGTTGCAGTTGATACTATTACCTTAGTTGATGGAACTACTAAAGCTGTTACAGCTTACAATACTGGATGTGCTGGTACTTCTGCTGCATCTAACTTACTGAAACAAAAATTTGTAGAAAGTACTGAGTTTGAACCACTTGGTTTTATGTCTACTGGGGAGCAATTATAATGGCAGCTTTAACTTTCCTTGACCCGTATCAAGCTAGTAAAATTCTATCTGGTGTAATTCCAGCTAATAAGGTTAAACGTCCTAATTGGTTGCAGTCTTACTTCAGTAATGTTTCTAGCACAGAAAAAGATACTGTAAACTTTGATGTTGAGTTTACTGCTAAAAACACAATGGGTATGTTTGTACTTCCTGAGTCAGACGTTACTCCTATTACTTTAAACGAATTTGGTACTAAAGAACTTAGATTCTCTTATGCTAAAGAAGGTTTGAACTCTCCTGATTATGAAGAAATTAATGTTCGTCAATTAGGTCAACAGTTCGGTACTTTAGATGTAATGGGTAATGAAGCTGCTAACTTGCGTAGTAAACTTGCTTTATCTGAGCAACGATTTGAGAACTTGTTTGAATTAACTGCTACAAATATCTTATTGTATGGTGGTTATCAAGCAGCTAGTGAGAAACATCCTACTATCCGTTATGACTTTGGTCGTACAGTTATTAAGACTTCTGCTAACCTAGATGCAATGGACTTAGTTCCTTCAGTTAATTTAACTACTACTGCTGTAACTGCTCCTTGGGATTCTACTCAATCTATTATGCCTGTTCTTTCTGGTACTTATAGTGATGGTCGTAAATCTTGGTCTAACTCTAACATTACTGCTAAAACTGCAACTCCAATTAAAGATTTAGTTAAGATGTATGAAACAGCTAAATTTCGTGCTGGAACTTCAGTTTGTTTAATGTCATCTGATGCTTACGAAGGTTTTAACTTTGATTTAATTACTAACTATAAAGATAGTTCGGTAACTACTTTAGATATTATCTTACGTTCACAACAAGACATTTTACCAAGAGTTAAAGATGTACAAGGTTTGACTTATAAAAGATCATTCCCACTTGGTAACGGCGAACTAATTGATATTTATGTTTATGACGGTTTTTATCATACCCGTTCTACTGGCGTTGCTACTAAGTATGTTCCTAACGGTTTTGTTGTACTTATTCCACCTGCTGATAACGGAGTAAAAGTTTACGGACGTATTAAACATCCTAGAGCTAACTATGCTGCTATGCCTAGATGGATTAACTATTGGGAAGAACCTAAGACTGGTAAACGTGAATGGGAAATTCATACTAACTTCTTAATGGGTCATACTGATATTGATTCAGTAGTTAGTTGGAAAGTACTGTAATTTAACTAGGCTAAGTTAATGTCATTTACTATTAAATTTGATAATTTAGAACAAATTAGTAAGAATCTTTCTGCTATGCCTTCTGAAGCTTTAAATAAAGTTGTTCCTGATATTAACTTGGCTATATCTAAATTCCATAATACATTAGAAACTAGAGTCAAATCTAATTACACTTTAAAAAGAGAATTAGGTTCTGTACAAATAGGTAGTTTAGCTAGTTCTAAAACCAGTATTGGTTTAGAGTATGAGTTAGTTTATAAGGATGTTCCCGAACCTTTAATTGGTTACTCATATAAACAATCTGATTTCTTTACTGTTAAGAATAGTATTCCTTTTTTAACTAGAAGTGGTTTTGTTAAATACACTCCAGTTAATAAAGCTAGATCAGTTAAGGTAAATAGCAGAAATGCTGGAAGTCCTGCTATACCTAGAGTAAGAACTAAATCAGGTAGGTCTAAGTTTCTTGCTACTGTTGGTGGTAAGAAAAGAATCATGGCTAGATTAACTCCAGATACTTGGGCTTCTATGCCTTCTTTTAAAAATCCTGATGGTATACGCGCACCTTATAAAGAGTTATTCGGTCCTAGTTTAGCTACTTTAGCAGAGATAACTTATACTAAAGATAGAAAAATGGAAGTTGCTAGAGATCATTTAGCTGATGAAGTAAGAAATGCTCTTATTAGAGGTATGAGTTTATGACTATAGTTGAGCCAATAGCTGATATACTTGAACTAACAGGAGAAACTTTATATAGTTCTTCTTGGGAAGTTAAAGGTATACTAGGTTTTTCTACTACTATACTACAAGGTGAATCTACTTTATATGATGTAGAGACACAAGTATTTTCTATTATGCTTTCTACACTTGATGTAGAAGAAAATAGTATAAAAGAAGATGATGTTTTTTCTATAGAAGATAATGTCTACATTCATACTTTTAGAATAGCTACTACTCCTATACCTAATATGCAAGGATGGAGTAGATGTTCTGTTATTTGGAAAGGAAAAATAAGTAATGTTTAGTGAATCTGATGTAATAACTTTATTGGCAGGACTACCTTATACAGTTAGTTTAACTAAAGGTAGAGAAATAGAGTTGACTGAAGAAACTGCTCCACCTAAGATTTATGTAGGTTATGGTAATATAGTTGCTAGAAATGCTGGTAATCCTATTGCTTATGATATATATAATGAACATGGAGAAAACTTAACTCAATACTTTGATATTCAAGTAGTTTGTAATAGAGAAGATTTACCTACTGTATGGAAAGCTATTTATACAGTTATGATAGGTAAAAATCCTATTCCTGCTGAAACAGAAAGATCAGGTTTTACTCTAGCTGAAAGTGGACCAATGGGATTTTCTAACTCCTCTATATGGTGGGTTAGTAGATGGATTATAGCTTTTCCAACTGTATTTACAATCGTTTAACAATTTTTAACTAAGGAACAAAAATGGCAATTACTAAATTTAACGAAAAGAACATAGCATTGTTCTCTAAGGTAGAAACTACTGCTGGTACTTATTTACAGCCAAGTGCTGCTACTGATGCTACTCCAATTACTTCACTAGATGGTGGTTTTACTTTTGATACTGCTGCATTTCAGTTTCTAGGTGATGCTTTATCTCGTGATGAATATACTTACCAAAAAGATATTTATGGTGAGTTAAATGCTGAAATTATGCAACCAGTGTTAGGTACTGTACCTGCTACTACTATATACACTGCTGCTAGTGCTAACGTAACTGCTGGTGATCTTATGGTTGCTTGTGGTGGTAACTTTTCTCAAGCTGGTACTACTATTACTAATGGTATTGCTTACGATAACTATACTGCTACTTCTTCTTCTGTATCTATTGATTATAGAAAAAGTACAACTGATGCAGCTAACCAAAACCTTTACCCTTTCTATGGTGTTAATGGTACTGTTGATTTATCTGCTTCAGTAGGTGAAATTCCTAAATTGAAATTTTCACTTAAAGGTAATGTAGGTACTGCTACAAGTGCTACTGCTGTTATACCTAACTATGGAGATCAAACTACTAATATTGCTTCTGTAGTTAAGTTATCTACTATTCACAGTGCTAAAATTGTAGAAATTCCAGATACAAGTTCTTTTGCTGCTGGACCTGCTTTTAGTGCTATTGCTGCTTCTACTACTAAACCTAATACTTGGTCTTGTACTGGTACTGGTCTTGTTGCTGCTTTAGGTGCTATTGGTAATATTCGTCCAATTAAATTGACTGCTATTACTGGTACATCTACTAATATAATAAATACAGTAGTAATTGCTGAAGTAATTTCTGATACTGTATGTGAATTTTATTATCCTGTAAGTGGTACTTTAACTGCTGCTACTACTGTAACTAAAGGTTCTGTAGTTGGTGAAACTTTAGCATTTGCTACTTTAACTGCTTCTAACTTCTTTGGTTTTGATTTTGCTCGGTATTTAACTGGTGCTGAAGAAGGTTTTGCTAAGACTGCAACTCCTACTGATGTATCTATTTCAGTACTTGAAGCTCCAGTTGGTGATGCTACTTATTTTGTACCAGACCAAACTGAAGTATCTAGGTATTATGCACTTAAATTGCAATTTGGTTTAGGTACTAAAGCAGCTCCTACTGCTGGTAAAGTTGTAGTTTATCAATGGGATAAGTTGCAAATGAGTAATATTAAAGAAGGAAAAGTATCTACTTACTTTGGTCGTGATATTACTTTCCGTAATACTGGTAAGTCAGCAATGATCTTATTGTAATTATCTATTTAACATAGATTAAATTAAGGGAGACTTCGGTTTCCCTTTTTTTATGTCTTGACACAAGTTAAGTTATTGTTTATAATCGAGATTGTAGTAAATTCACTACATCAAATTTCAAATTTAGAGGACAATCTAATGGCTCAAAAATTATATGTTAAACTTCAAACACCTACACTAGAACTATCAATCCATGCTAAAGATGGTGGTGGTACTGCTGGTACTGTGATTGCAGGTTTTAAACGCTACCCATCTGAACAAGGTGAGGTTAAGCTAAAAGAATTTCAGGAACTTCTTAGTCGATCTGATGATGTAGGTAAAGCAGCTATTACTGCGTTTCTATCGTCTGAAATAGTCTACTTAAAGAAAGCTCCTATAACTGTTGAAGATACTGAAACTGGTCTTATTAAAGATATTCTAGTTAAAGATACTCGTGATGCAGTTAAACCAAATGAAACTCTCTGGGATTCACCTAAAGATTGCCTAGACGTCCTCCTAGAAATGTTCTTAGATAGTAATCCTTGGAGAGTTTCCCTAATTGAAGGCGTATTAAAATCATTAACTAACATGGACTTTAATAACGATAGCGCAAAAAACTAGTAGAGGTTGGAGAACTACTTGGTATTCTAGTAAGTAAAGGTCAAGAGTTAAGAAAGAAAGCAGAAGTTCTTAAAGAACAACAAGCATCTATCTTAGCTTTTGGTGGTACTCTTGAAGAAGAAGATGAAGAGGAAGAACTATCTGATTATGGGGACTCAGATAGTTACCTTTTTCTTTGGGATACTAATGCAGAACTATTTGAAGTATTTAAAATACTACGCAACTATCTTACAGAATATTATGGCATTGATTCAACCATATTACTAGCACTAATTAAAGAAAAAGGATTACCTTTAATCAAAACTCTTGAAGAAATTCCCTATATCCATTCAGGATATGTAAATATTATTACACCAAAGGCAGAAGATAATGGCAGACAAGAATCTGAAACTTAACTTTAAAATAAATATTGATGCAGCAGGGAAAGCTGAATTAGCAAACCTTACTAAAGATGCTGAAAAAGGTTTAGATAATGTTAATGCCAAAACAAAACTATTAACTGAATTAGAAAATAAAAAGAAGTTTCTTTTAGAGGAACAAGTTGCATTACAAGAAAAAGTTAAAGCTGCTATAGAAAGACAAAATGCTGCTATTCAGAAAAATTCAAGTTATCAAAATCTAGCTGTTGCTAATGTAGATAAACTATTAGAAAAACATAATAGATTAAATGCTGCTTTAAATACTGAATTAGCTACTTTAGCTAGATTAGCTAATGCTAGTAATGCTTATAATATGTCCTTTGCTTCTCGTAATGTAGGAGCAAATACTAATACAGAAAGTACTGAAGAAAGACAAGCTAAACTTAAAGAAGCTAGATTAGCTAGAGAACAAGCTGTTTTACAATCTGCTTTAGATAGACAACAAGCTATAAAACAAGCTAATCTAAATAGAGAACAAGCTTTAATACAAAGTTTTAATGCAGCTACAGAAAGAATAGAAAGAAATGCTGCTAATAGAAGGATAGCCATAACTCAAGAAGAGGTAAATGCTAGACAAGCAGCTATAGCTAGACTATCTTCTTTTGGAACTAGAATGGCATCTGGTTCTGCTGGTTCTAGTATGATAGGTGGTATGACTGCTTCTGCCAGAGCTTCTACTACTCCTTCTCCTATAGCTAATACTTCAGAAGTAGTTAATGCTAATACTGCTGCTTTAAATAGAAATAGAGCTGCTCTTACTTCTACTACTGCTGCTCATACTAGTTTATTTGTCCGAGTTGGTGAAGCTATTGGTGCTTATCGTATTTGGAATAGTGTTATATCACTTACTCAACAAGCACTACTATCTATCCCACAAGCAGGTATTCAACAACAACAAGCCCTATCTAGTATCTATGCCATCTTTGGAACTGAAGAAGGCAATAAGAACTTAGCTTTCCTTAAAGACTTAGCTCAAAGTGCTGGACAATATATAGGAGACTTACAAGAAGCTTATAGAAAGTTTGCTCCATCTGCTATGTTAGCTGGTGCTAAACAAGCCGAAGTTAATCAGATATTTGAGGACTTTACTAAAGTATCTACTGTACTACATTTTTCAACTGACCAAGTTAAATCACTATACTTAGCTATTGAACAGATGTATGCAAAAACTACAGTACAATCAGAAGAAATAAAGAAACAGTTAGGTAACGTACTTCCTGGTGCTGTTGAGATTGGAGCTAAGGCTTGGGCTAGTTATTCTAAGTCTGCTGATAAATCTGTATCTGCATTTATGGATGCAATGAAAAAGAATCTAGTAGTAACTAGAGAATTTGCTCCTGCCTTTGCTAAAGAATATGAAGCAGTATTTGGTGGTAAAGTTGATTCTATATTTTTAGATGCTAGTACTAAACTACTTTCTAATATCAATAGAGTTAGAACTGCTGCTAGGGATGTATCAGTTGATCTATATGATATGACTGCTGAAGCTATGAATAATGTTGTGAAACTTGCAGCAAATTCTTTAGATAAGATACAAGAAAATTTACAAGGAGTAGTTCAAGTAATTGAAGCAATTGCTATTGTAATTGGAACATCTTTAACTATTTCTTTTGCTAAGTTTATGGCTAGTGCTAGAGGATTAGCTATTTTAGGAGCTGTATTTAATCCTATTGTTATAGGTGTTGCTGCTGTTGGAGCTGGCATAGGAGCATTAGCTCTTAGAAATACTGACATGACAGTTAGTTATAACAAATTTACACACGCTTCTAAAGATCAAGTAGATGCTTTAATGGCTACTTATGTGGCACAAGGAGAAGGAGCGCAACAAGCCTTAGATGAATTAGACAGGCTATCAGAAAAATCTAATAGTTTTAGTATTGACTATAAAGGTATGCAGATAGAACTTTCTTCTGTAATGGTGGCTGTTGGAGAACTTATAAGTGAGTTTTGGGATTATATCAAATCTGTAGCAAAAGTAGCTATGGACGATATAACTTCTATGTTTAAAGATAAAATGCCAAAAGCAGTAGTAAGTATTTTTGATGCTATTAAAGCTTCTGTTAAAGATTTAGCAGAACAAAGTGGTTTGAATAGTTTATTAGCTACTTTAGATAACTTAGGTACAAAAGTATTAGATAAAGCTAAAGTAATACAAGAAGCATCTAATAAAGAATATCAAAAAAACCTACCACCAAGATTTGAAGGTATAGGTAAAGGTAATGTTAATGAACCTTTAGGTAAACCAGATAAAGGTGCTGCTGCTGCGGCAAAGAAAGAACTTCTTAATCTATATAAAGATTTAGAACGAGAACTTAAACTACTTAAAGAACAGACTGATACTGCTATAGCTGGATTAGATAATTCTTATGCTGGTAACTTATTAAGTATTAAAGAGTACTACACAAAAAAAGAACAAGAACAAAGAATATATATAGATAATCAAAAAAATCTATATGCTATGGAATTAAAAATTGCTTTAGCTTATAAAGATGCTACTAAAGCAGAACAAATAAAAGATAAAGTAGATGTTTTAAATGAACAAGCTAAACAAATTTCTCCTGTTATAGATAAAGCACAAGCAAGTGATCTTAAAACTTTTAATGATACTTTAGCTCAATCTAATATACAATATCTTCAATTAGCTGGAGCTACTGTAGCTGCTGCTGTAGCACAAGAACAACTTAATACTGCAAAAAGAAGAGCTGAACTTGCTCCTGAAATAAAAGCTGGTGGTGCTACAGCTCCTGCTGCTAAACAAGAGTTACAACAACTTGATACTTCTGCTGCTATTACTAAAATTAATGCTACTGCTGCTGCTGCACAATCTTATAGAGATAAGATAAATGAAATACAATCTGCTTATACTGCAATGGGAGCAACTTCTAATGATGTACTTAGTGCTACATTAGGTGGTTATGCGCCATTACTTAATCTGTTTGATAACTTCATGGCTAAACAAACAGAAATGATAGCTAAGATGACTGACTTAAAAGCCGAAGCTGAAAGGTTAAGTGAGATTAAAGTTATCAGTGGTTTTAATGACCCTACCGCAGAAATGAAAGGTGCTAAAGAAGCTAGGGATGCTAACCAAAATGATATAATAGTTAATGCAAAACAACAAGAAGTATTAGATAAAAAAGCTACTGCTGATAAGATTAATAATATAACTAATGTATTTGCTATTGGCGAAAAGATGTCTACTAAAGGAAGTAAGACTCAACAAACTTTACATAAAGCTACTATGGTTATGAATGGTATTGAGTTTGCTTACAAAGTAACAATGATGGCAATGGATGCAGCAGCTTCTGCAAAGAAACTAGCTGCTAATGCTAAAGAAATGGCATCTGATTTAATGGCACTTCCTGGAAAGTTAGCTAATGGAGCTGCTGAACTAGTAAAACAATCTGGTTGGGCTGGTTTTGCTGGTATTGCTATTCTACTTGCTTTAGTAGGTGGTATAGTTGGTATGAGTTTTGGTGGTGGTGGTGGTGGTGGTGGCGGAGAACCTGCTCCATCTAATGCACCTACTGGACAAGGTGGAGTATTAGGAGATACACAAGCGGTTTCAGAATCTATAGGACATACTAATGATCTTTTAACTAATATACATGCAGATGAATATATAGAACTAAAAGGTATTAATAAAGGTATTCAAACATTACAAGGTAATATACTTAAAGCTATAACTAAACAGTTTCAACTTGGAGCTATTCAAGGAACAAATGCACCAAAACTAGGACAAAGTGGTTATACTGTAGTTGCTGGTGGTATTCATACTGAGAATATAGCTATATCTGATCTTATAAAAAAGATGGATATAGTTGGAGATATGTTCATAACTACTGCTAAGAAAGGTGGTACTAAAGAAAAACCAACTTTTTCTTATAAAGATACTTATAGTGAAATGCCTAAAGCACTTCACGATTCTCTTTCTGATGTATTTCAAAGTATTAGTTTAACTATTACAGAACTAGGAGCTAAGTTAGGAAAAAACATTGGTAAAGATTTAAGTAATAAAGTTAATGCTGCAATTATTCCTGGGTTAAAAATAGATACTTTAGGTTTATCTGGTGATGAAGCAGTTAAGAAAGCTAATGCAGTTATATCAGCAAACTTAGATGAAGTTACTAGTTTCTTATTTGGAGATATAGTAGCAAAGTACCAAGAACTTGGTGAAGGTATGCTTGAAACTACTGCTAGAATAGTAGAACAAGTTGCTGTTGTTCGTGTAGCTTATGAAGCTGTTGGTAGTAAGTTAATTAAAGATTCTATTGCAATATCTGATGCTTTGATTAATGCTAGTTCTTCTGCTTTAAAAGCAAGTGATAGAATTGATGAATTTTTAAAACAAGAGAACGCTTTTTACAGTAGTTTTACTTCTGATGTAACTAAGAATATAGATGTTTTAAAACAATTTTCTATGACTTTGACTGAAGTATTTGATGTTGGTTTAACTAAAGCTACTTCTGCTATTGTAAATACTGCTCCAGATAAAGCATATGCTAAGAGTAAAGCAACGTATAAAAAAGATTTTGATAGGTCTGGTAGTGGTGCTGCTAAAGGTACTGGTTTCTTAGGAGAGGTAAAAGTTCCTAATACTAAAGGCATGGTTGCCACTGAATATACTACAGGAGTTAGTATAAAAGGTATTCAAATAGAAGTACCTACTTTAATTCCAACCTTAACTAAGTTAGAAAAAGCTTCTTTATTATTAGCTATTTCTAAAGATAAAATGCCTAGTGATAGTATTATAGCAAAAGCTACTATCTTTGCTACTGATAGATTAAGTAAGGGTTTAAGTGTATTTGCTAAAAATCCAATGCCTGTTTATAGTCAATATACTGCTAGTGGAAAATTAGGTAAAGAAGATTTAGCTGCTTATAAAGGTGGACTTAAAGAAAGAGCAACTGAAGCTAAAATAACTTATGCTTTAAGTTCTACTCCTGCTAATCTAAAAGCATATACTAAAGCACAAGAAGAATATGATTATGTTCTTGCTTATAATAGACCTAAATTAAAAAGTTTATCTGAAACTTTCTTTGATACCTATAAAAGTACTGGTAGTTTAACTGCAACTATTTCTAAGTTAAAAACTCAAATAGATTTAACTACTCCTGCTGGTATTAAAGCATTTGCAGCTATTAATAAAATTAAAGATGCTTTTAGTTCTTTGATAGATAAGATACAGAAACCAATAAAAGATGCTATTGATTCTATTAAGGATGATAGTAGTACTTTAACTAAAGACCAATTACTTACTAAATTAAATAGAGCTTCTAGTTATGAAGATATTAAAAAATATAGTGATGCAACTTTAAAACTTATAGTTGATAAATATAATGTTGAAAAAGGATTATTAACTAGTTTAAAAACTTCTATTACTAGCACACTAGCAACTATTAAAGAGAAATTAAATCCTAATTCTGAAGCAGATTTAAAAACAAAAGTAATAGATAAAACTATTAATGCTACTGAACTTACTACTCTAGTTAAATTAATTACTGATAGATATACTCTTGAACGTGGTTATATTACTGGCATACAAGATATGCTTAAAAGTAATGCTGCTATCATAGTAGATAGTATGGATATTGAAACTGAAAAAGGATTACTTGAAAAATATAATAGTGCTAAAGCTAATGGAGATTTAAAATTACAAGCATCTACTAGTGCTAAATTACAAAAACTTATTATGGATAAGTTTACTGCCGAAAAGAATAGTATTCTTAGCATTAAAAAATCCTTTGTTGATTTAAGTAAAACAGTTAAAGACCTATTAGCTGGTGCTTTAAGTATATTAAATCCTAAAGAAAAACTTGATCTTGCTAAAGCTGAATATGATACTTTAAAAGCTCAAACTCAAAGTAAGGATTTAACTGTTGCTGCCGAAGCTGCTAGTAAACTAGGAGATGCAAGTAGTAAGTATTTAACTGAAGCATTAAGCTACTACGGAGCAACTGCTAATTATAATCAAATCTTTCAAGAAGTTACTGGAAGTCTTACTGCTATTAGTGCTTCTTCTATGGCTACTGATGCTGGAAGTTTAGAAGCTATAAAGACATTAGGTTCTGGTGCTTTGATGGAGTTAGCTACTCTTGGAGGTATAGGTGCTTTGGGATTAGAGACTTTAGGAGTTGATGCACTTCAAAGTATTGCTGATCTAGGTACTGGAACTGCTGCAACTTTATTTGATACAAGTGAAGCTAGTATAACTGCTTTATCTGGTATAGGTACTAGTATAAGTGGTAGTGTATTAAAAAGTGTAACTGATCTTAGTAATGGTTTTATAGCACAATTAGCTACTTTAGATACTAATACTTATAATGATTTAAAAGATTTAGGAGTAGCATCTGAAAATTTATTAATAACATTATCTAATGCAGCTATACAAGAACTTGGAGTATTAGGTACTAATGTAACTAATGCTATTATTGATATGATTGCTATGGCTAACTTACGATCTAGTAGTGCTGCTACTGTCATTACTGCTCAAGGTGTTCCTACTCCAGCACGAACTGCGGCAGAAAAACAAATTATAGCACATTCTCCTATTGATTTAGCTGTAGCTGAAGCTGTATTTGCTTCTACTGGTAATTCTAAACAAGCTACTACAGCTTATGGACAAGCAGACACTTTACAAAGTCAATTAGATAAAATAGCAATACAAATAGCTGATTTTAAAAATAATGTTAAATGGAATGGTAAACCTGTTACAAAAGCAATTATAGATAAAACTTTAACTTCTATTATATCTAGTTTAGGTACTGTAGGAAATGCTGCTTTATTTAAAAAACAACTTGGAGCAATTAAATTACCTAGTGGGGTTACACTACTTAAAACTGCACAAACTAGAAAAGTTCCTGGATATGCTAATGGTGGTATAGCTTCTGGACTATCTTTAGTAGGTGAACGTGGACCAGAACTTATAAACTTTCCAAATAGTACTAGAGTTAGTAATAATAATAGAACTAATAGCATATTAAAAGATAGTAATAAGGAAAGTTTAAACATCTTGACAGATATGAAAAAAGAGCTTATAATCTTGAATAATCGTATGGAAACTATTGAAAGAAAAACCAGACTTACTAAACCAACTATGAGTATGGCATAATGGCAATTATCTACTTAGCTGATTTGGTTATAGCTACTTCTGCTGGAGTAGCAACAACTTTAAACTATTCTTCTGGTAAGACTGTTACAGTTTCTACTGTAGTATATTCAGCTAAGATTAGTCAACCAGCCTTTCTTAGCCAAAGCATTAGTATTGATTCTTCTATGGGAGGAGCTGTAAGTTCCTCTTTAGGAGAACTTATATTAACTAACACTAAACGTGATCTTGATTATCTTAGAACTTATATCTTTGAAGGTAAAACTTTAACTTTATTTTCTTATGATACAGTTTCATTAGTTAAAACACAAATACTTATACAGATAATAGAACAAGCTACTTTTGAATGGGATAAGGTATCAGTAAGACTAGAAAATAAATCTGCTAGTTTAGATATAGCTTTACAAACTAAAAAGTTTCTTGGAACTAATGTTTTACCTCTTGGAGTTGAAGGTGTTATTGATTTAAAAGATAAACTTAAACCATTAGTATTTGGGCGTGTTAATAACATGACTCCAATACTTGTTAATACGAGTAAGTTAATCTATCAAATAAGTAGTGAACCAACTGAACAATTAGTATCTGTAATGACTAGAGGTGCTTATGTTAGTTTATCAGGTAATATAATAACTACCTATGCTGCTTTTATCAGTGATACTATAGGTTTAGTTCCTGAAGGTGGTTATTACACTTTCTTTTCTGATGCTACTGGTAGTTTCTTTCGTCTAGGTATGGAATCTGAAGCAGTAACTTGTACTGTATGGGAAAAAATATCTTCATTAAGTAATTCTCCTGCTCAAGTTATTAAACGTATCTTAACTTATGCAGGCATTAGTAATTATAGTGCTGCTGATATACTTTATATTGATAGTAAAGTTGCTGATAATATTGGTATTTTTATTGCTGATGGTCAAACTATAGCAGATGCTATAACTAGTATTTGTGCTTCTATAGGTGCTTGGTGGGGATTTGACCAAACTAATACTCTTAGATTATATTACTTTGGTGATACTACTGCTGCTGTCTTAGCTACTATACATACTAAAACTACTCCAGATAAATACGGACTTACTTCTTTTGAACTTAGTAATGCTACTGTAAACGGCAAACTAGATGTAGTTAAAGAAGTTAAAATAGATTATGCTAAGAATTATACTGTACAAGATTCAGCTAGTATAGCAGGAATAATTACTACTACTGACTTAGAAAGAGCTACTTGGCTAGGTCAGGAATATAGAACTGCAAGTGCAGTTACCACAACTCTTTATCCTAAGAATCAAATATTTCAATATCAAACACTTCTTAATAGTCAAACTTCTGCTGTATCTGAAGCTCAAAGAATACTTGCACTAACTTCAGTTAAAAGAAATATATTAACTATAACTGCAAGAATGACTTTAACTGAACTTAATGCTTTATATCCTTGTGGGATAGTTACAATAGTTATTCCTAGATATGGCTTCGATGCTGGTAAGAAATTTATAATTACTAGTATGGAAATTGATTATTTAAATTATACAGCAAACTTAACTCTTTGGGGAGAAGTAGTTTAATGACACTTACATTATACAGAATAACAGCTACAAATAAACTAGTTGTTGTAGATAGCGCAACACCTCCTTCTGGAAGTACTGTAGTTACTTTACCTGCTTCCAATACTCTTGTTAATACAACTAACTTTTATAGAACTATTGATACTAATAGTTATGCTGGTTGGACTCCTAATGACTTACAACCTACTGTACCTGAAGTATATGATACTACACCACCTATATTAATTTTAAATGCTGATGCTCAAGCATTTACTTTTGATGGTCTGGATGTTCTAGCTCCTACTAATCAAGCTATTATTTTTAGTCTTAATAAACAAAATATACTTGATGCTACAGTATGGAGTACAGTTTCAGATGTAGGAGGAGTTACAAATCTATTAACAACTCCTAATGATACCTCCGCTATGCTAACTTCTGGAGCTTTTGGAACTAATAATTTCGTAGAAGTAACAGCTACTTGTGGTTTAGAAAGTGATACCTTTACCATAATGAGGTTAACTGATGGTACTACTGTCCTTGCTGGTTATCTTACTAATGAAGCCCATACTGTACCTGCTACAAGTACTGGGGTTACTACTGCTAGTGGTACTTTTACTGGTGCTGGCGGAACTTTTAAAGTATTTTATGGTTTAGTTGATGTGACTACAGCTTGTACCTTTGCTGGAATTGCTGCTAACTGTACTGCAACAGTATCTAGTGTTGGTGTTTACGCTGTTACAGCTATTGGAAGTACTACTACAGATATAGCTACTTATACTATGACTGCTACACATGCTACTTATGGTACTTTTACTAAGGTATTTAGTGTCACTAAAAGTAAAGCTGGTTCTAGTAATATAACTGCTATATTAAGTAATGATACCCATGTATTTCCTGCTACATCTGCTGGTGTTGTAGGTAGTTATGCTGGCTCTGGTACTTTAATTAATATTTATAATGGCATCACAGAATTAACTTATGATGGAATTGGTACTGCTATTGGTTCTTGGAAAGCAGTAGCTACTTCTAGTCAAACTCTTACTATTAATGATTTTACAACTATAGGTACTTTAACAGACTCTGGAATATATCTAACTGTTGGAGATCATGCTGGAATGGTATCTACAATAGATGCTGCTTCTATTACCTATGTTATAACTGGTACTGATCTTAATGGAACTACATTTAGTCAAACCGTTCAACAAAGTTTTAGTAAAAGTAAGGCTGGTGCGACTGGCGCAACTGGTCCAACTGGGGCAACTGGAGCAGTAGGTTCTGCTGGTACTTCAGTTTATATAGGTTATATTTATTTACAAGCTGCTGCAACACCAAATCCAACAGCTCCAAGTGGAGGTACTTATAATTTTAGTACAAATACATTAACAGCTCCAGCTTTATGGTCTATAACCCAACCAAGTACAACTACTACACCTACTTGGGCAGCTGAATATACTTTTAGTACTGCTACTCCAGCTACTTCAGTTACAGCACTAACATGGGGTAATGTCCATATTGAAGCTGTTAAAGGTATTGATGGTACAGCAGGAGCAGCAGGAGCAGCAGGTGTTAATGGAACAAGCATTGCTACAATAGAGTTATATGCTAATAATGGCTCTATTACTGCACCAGCTTTACCTGTTACACCTACATACACTTTTAGTACAGATACTTTATCTGCGGTAACAAATTGGTCAAGAACTATTCCGGCAAGTACTACATTTCCTACTTTTAGAACAGTATATACATTTACTACTACAACTCCAACAGTTGCCATAACTAGTGGTACTTGGTCAACAGCATTAATTGCCGCTCAGAATGGTACTAATGGAACTAATGGTACTAACGGAACTGCTGGCACTAATGGTACTAATGGAGATACAGTAGATATTATATTTGTTCGTCAAGCTAATGGAACTACTCCTGCTGTTCCAACTGCATCTACTGGTGTAGCCAGCGCACCTATACAATGGTATGGTAGTGTTGCCGAAGCTAATACCGCTGGAGGTACTACAACACCATTATGGTCAAGTACTGGTATTAAAGCTTTAAATGCTGGAAACTATGTTTGGGATACTCCTGTTAGAATAGAAGGTACTTCTGTTACAGAAGTGAGTGTGTATGCAAGAGTGGTAGCAGGAACTACTCCTACTATTACAGCAAATGGAACATATACATTTGGAGCTGCAATTCCATTAAGTAGCGCACCTACAGGAGTTAATGCTACTTGGACTGCTGCTATTCCTACTAACAGTAAAGACCCATTATGGGTATCAAGAGCTGTAGTATCTACTGTAGCTGGTAATACTGCTGCTGTTGCTATTTCTAGTTGGTCTACCCCAGTCATTAGTACTTTAAATGGTAAAACTTATAATATTACTGTTACAGGTGGTATTAGGAATGTTACTTTTGATGCTGCTGGAGCTAATCCAACTCCAACTCAAACTGCTTTTACAGTAGCATTAACAGAAGATGGTACAGTTGTAACTCCTACTTCATTTGTTTGGACTGCTGGAGGACATTTAACTACTGTTGGTTCAACTGGTTCAACAACAGCAATTTTTACTCCTGCTATTGGAACTACTTTTAGCGCAAGTAATAATGATTATATCAGTATAAGTATAGTATATGCTGGACAAACTATAGTTCAAACAATACCTATAGCAGTTACTAAAATAGGGTCTACTGGAATACAAGGGCTTCAAGGGATTCAAGGAGCTTCTGCTACAACATCAAATTTATCTAATAGTAATCATTCTGTACCTACTTTATTTGATGGTAGTGCTGGTGTCTTTACTGGCTGTGCTACTACTATGTCAATTTATATAGGCGGAACTGATGATTCAGCTAATTGGACAGTTGTAGCAACACCATTAGTAGGTGCAGGAATAACTGGCAGTTTAACTGGAAAAACATATACTATAACTGCTATGACTGCTGATGTAGGAACAGTTACTTTAGTTGCTTCTAAAGCTACCTACTCAAATCAAACCCAAGTATTTAGTATATCTAAATCTAAAGGTGGAGTATCCTATCAGTTACTTTTATCTAATACGGTTATAAAGAAAGCTGGTGGTGTTCTTACTCCTCTTGCTGCTACTGGTATAGTATTAACTGCTACAGCAATTTCTACTGCTGGAGTTACTAACTATACTGGGCGATTTAAAATATATTTAAATGGTAGTGGTACTGCTGAAGTTATAGCTGGTATAGCTGGTGATCTTAATACTTATACTTATACTGGTTATTCTGCTTCAACTACTAGTATTAAGGTTGAATTATATACTGCTGGTGGAATTACATTAGTTGATAGTGAAACTATATTAGTTGTTGTTGATGGTATAGATGGAGGTCAGATATATTATAGCTCAATCCCACATAGTGCAACAAATTTACCATTACCAGTAGTAGGAGAACAATGGTGGGATACTGTATCAGGAAGTTTATTTCTTTATTATAATGATGGAACTACTTCTGGCTGGATTGCTTCTAACTTAGGTGTAACTGGACCACAAGGTACTACAGGTAGTCAAGGTTTACTTGGACCGACTATAGATATCACAGCTGATAAAATATTAGCATTTTATTCTATAGATACTTTATTAGTTCCAAGTCAAAGTGCTATAACATTAACTGCAACTGTTACTAATATGGGAGCCAGTACTCCAACTTATGCTTGGAGTCAAATTGGTGCTGATGTAGCTCCTACTGCAAGTACTGGAACTACTTATATTATTCCTAGTACTTGTTTTTCAACTGTTGAAACAGCTAATAAAGCTATTCATATTAGTTGTATTGTTACCTATAATGGGATTTCTTATAAAGATACGGTTACTATCAATAGATTAAATACTTCTACTGCTGCTAAGAGTGGTATTAATCTATTAAGATACAGTGGTACATTTGATACTTCTGGTTTAGACGGTTGGACTTCTAATGGAGGTGTTGTTTCTATAGACGCTACGGTACTTTATGGAGGAAAGAAAACTTTAAAAATAGTAGGAAATTCTGGTATTGGTAATAATAATTTTCCAAGACTTAAACCAAGTACTACTTATACTGTAAGTGCTATGGTTAAAGGTACTACTTCTTGGGGAAGTGCTTACGATAATACATTACATATACAGAATTGGTCTACTGAAGTTCCTTCTAATGTTCATTTAGAAACTCCTATTATATGGGATACTGCTGTTGTAGCAAATACTTGGAAAACTATATACCAAACATTCACTACTTGTGCTAGTGCTGATCTAACTTTTTGTCATTTTTACTTCTTTGGGAGTAACTTAGCTACTCTTAATGTTGCTTATGTTAAACTAGAAGAAGGAAGTATTTATTCTGAGTGGAGTCCTGCTCCTGAAGATGTATTAGCTGGTATTGCTACTGCTGGTACTACTGCTACTTGGTCTGGTGTTACTGGGGTTGTTGTTACTACTACTCAAGTACAAGATTATGCTATCACTAATTCAGTATATACTACTAATTATGCTAATGTTGATTTAACCCCTTATTATGCGTTAATAGGTAGATGGTTTTTTCCATCTAATTTAGCTGTTAGACGGCTTTTTATATCTATAACTATAACTTATAGTATTTTACAATATCAAGGTAGTGCAATAAATTTTAGTTTAAATATGGCAGAAACTAATGGGGGTGTTGAGACAGGATTAGCTACTTTTGCTCATGGAGTATACGATGCTGGTTATGATTTTCCACATACTTTTGTATATAATACAGGTATTACTGTTAGTAATAATTTAAATTATTGGAGTTTATATGCTTCGGCTTATTTTGTGAATGTTAGTAATGTAGCAATAATGCTTATGGAATTGAGAAAATAATGAAATTTTTAACTTATATACTAAATACTGGTAAAATTACTTCTATGACAGAAGGACAAGAAGAACTTAAAATAGGTTATATTTCTGATTTAATTGGTGTATTAGATTGCCCAGATTATGATACTACGGTTGGTTTACATTATTATATACTAGATAATATTATAACTTTAAAACCAACTCAAAGTACTACCTTAGATAAACTAACTTTAACTGCCGATGGAATAGATATTATTACTATTACTGATGCCCCTACTGGAATATTTACTGCAACTAATTCGGAAACTATCACTGGTGAAATATCTGGTTCAGATACATTTGCAACTACAATAGCTGGAACTTATAAGATAACTATAACTTCTTTCCCTTACTTAGATTTCACCGCAACTATTGAGGCAACCTAATGGCATTTCTAATTACTAAACCTTTAATAGAACAACAAGCAGAAGCAATAACTACTATAGATACTCTTGCAGGACAGAAAAGACTTCAGTATATAACTAATGTTCCTGGACAAGAAATAACTTACTCAGCCAAACTAGCAGATGCTCAAGCATATATACTAGCTGGCTATCCAAGTGACGTAACTCCATATCATTGGGTAGATGCAGAAGCTACTGCTACTGGAGCTACACCTATTCAAGTTGCTGATCTTATAGCAATAACAGGACATACTTGGGCAGAAGTAGGAAGTAAGATAGAAGGAGCAAGACAAGCTGCAAAAATTGCAATTAATAATGCAACTTCTATAGTTGATATTAGAACTGCTATTTCTACTTTTACTACTTATTTAACTTCACTTTAATTTAAAATATATTCATATTTCACCTTGAATTTAGCTCAACCTCAACTAGACTTATAGTAATCACCCTAAGAAGTGATTACTTGAGAGATACTTCTCAGATGACCTAGCATTATCTAGGATAAGTATAGGAGAATTACTATGGTTGATGAAACTGCTAGTAATATCGATTTAAATTCTTTATTGAAAGGTGTTAATATGGGTAATTTATTAGGTGGAACTGGTTCTGAAAGTGGTGGACTAGGTGGTGGTTTGTTACTTGGTCTATTACTTGGTAGAACTAACTTACTAGGTGGTGGAACTGATGCTGCTGCGATTGCTGCTGCTGATCGTCTAACTGCTGCTGATGTACAAAACATAGTATCTGCAAATGCTAACTCACAAACATTAGGTAATGTTGAAGGTGAGATTTGGAAAGCAGAAGGTCAGTTACAAGCTGCTTTAGCTGCTCAAAGCAATACTGCTCAAATCACCACATTAAATGCTGAAATTGCTAACTTACAAGGTCAATCAGGTATTCTTGCTAATATAAACAGTGTCGCTAAAGACATAATCAATGAAGTACATGAAACTGGTGATGTTGTTAATGCTTCTGTCACTACATTAGCTGCTGCTCAAGCTGCTGGTTTCGGGGTTGTTAATACTAACATCGCTCAAAGCACTTATGCTACTTCTCTTGCTATTGCTAATGATGGTGAGAAAACTAGAGCTTCTATTGCTGCTTTGGCTGCATCTATTCCTAATGCTAGAGAACTTGACTTACAACGTCAATTAGCAGTAGCTTTGGATGACCACAGACATACTGCTACAAGAGGTATAGTTGAGTCTGGTAATGTTAATGTAACTACTAATGTTGCTCAAGCTCAATCACAAGCACAGTTGCAACAACAAGCAATTACTACTAATGGTTTACTTGGTCAATTAATAGCTGCACAACATGCTACTAATACTGCTGTAACTATTGGAAATGGCAATCGTCCTACTCAAACAGCAAATAATGTTGCTTGAACTCCCGTAGCATTGGATGATCTTTTTATTACTAATATAACTAACGTAACTGAAGTACAATCTTGTGCAGATGAATCAGAAGATGCTTCAAACGAAGTTGATAAAGATAAGTCTAGTGGGAACAATAGTAATGGTGGAGGACATGGTAAACATAGTCCTCGTAGTGGTTTAAAACAATTGTAGGAAATTTTATGTCAGCTTCAATAGCAACACTTGAACAACAAATAAGAGATTTGCAGAAACCAACAGTTAATGTAACTCCTGTAGTATCATTAGTACCTACTGCGGTCAGCGAACCGACAGTTACAGTAAGTCTTAGTGACTTACGCAGTATGGTAAAGGAGATGGTAGGTGATGGTGTTGCTGAAGTTGATGTAAAACCTATACAAAAAGAGTATACATTACTAGAAGCACTTAACTTAGCTCTTACTTCTGAAGAACAATCTTGGCTAGTTAAGGAAGATGTTATTAAAGGTGTAGCTAACTTTATGGCAACAAGTGATGGTTTAGAACTAACTAAACTCTTTATAACCGATTATAGGAAATATTATGAAAATAAAACATAGTGTAGTAACTGAAGATATGGAAGCAGACGAACTGTATAGTATGGTTACAGCTCTTTGTCTTGCTCCTTATCCGACAGTTGAAGAACAAAACATGGCTATAGTAGCTGGTAAACTTACTTTTAAGCATGAATTAGATGAATTAATCTTGAAAGCTTTTGATGTAGGGTGTAAAATTGGTATGAATAACGCCAATATTAAAGATGCAGCTATGTATGATGCTGATATGACTGATTAACTTACCTTATAAGGAAACCATTATGAAAAAACTAATACTTTTATTAGCTATAGTAGCTTTTAGCAGTTATGCTAATAGTAGTTGTAGGTCAAGTAGTGTAAAGAAACAATTTGATAGGATTAATGGTTATTCTCATGGTAAGAAAGGTTATATAGTAGACCATATCTGCGCTCTCTATTGTGGAGGGTTAGATAATGTTAAGAATATGCAATACCAAACAGCTCTTGAAAGTAAAGAGAAAGATAGATGGGAAACTACACCTTATGGATGTAGTATTACCTGTAATTCGACTAACTCTTTACCTAGAAGGACTGTGTTTAATTGTAAGTAATGCTTTGGCTACAGGGATGTAGCTACTTTATATGGTGAACTAGATTTACCTTCTTCTAGTTGTGGATTTGTTATACTTTTATTCTCTATTAGTAGTTTAAATAGTTCATTATTTGTAATGTATTCATTCTCATTTAATAATATTTTAATTAACTCTGGATTAGTTATAGTATAACTTTTAAATCTCCATTCTCGTTCATATATAATAGTGTCTGAACCAAATATATCCCACCAGTTACGTCTTTGTAATACTGGAACTTCTATTTGAACATGCCAACTTAAAGTATAGTTTTTCATTTTATACTATCCAAATACTTTTTAGTTAAGTAGTTAATTAAAGCTATTATAACTAATACTCCTAGTGTTACTGCTGCTACTATTGTTGATACTATTGATATTGTCATTCGTTAGTTACTCCTATGCCGTGAGCCATTTCGACCTGACGGGCAAATATAAAAACGTCATTAACCAAATTAACTCCATATAGTTGAGCTAACCTATCTGCACTTAAAGGTTCACGTTTTAAAAAGTATTTTGTATCTTCAACACCTTTGTCGTACCACCATTTACCACTTAGAGGTTCTGGCTTTTGCTCAGGTTCATTAAGTAATTCTGAAATCTCTTTAAGAAGTAATGGGCATATATCTCTAACTCTAAGAGTTACTGCACATCGGTTTAATAACTCTCTTTCAACGCTCATTCTACTTCTCTCTCTTTTAACATTGCATCTGCATACTGATAAGATAATTTAGCCGTATAGTTCATATTTGCATAAGTATGAAGTTTAGAATTAGCTATCAGTAATCCATTCATAGCAGTTATAGCTATATGATCTCTTAGTTTATATACATCTGGTTGTGGTATATCACCTAGTAGTTCCATTTGCTTTTCTACTACACCTGCAAATCTATCTACCATATCATCATTACAGAAACCCATTGAAAATAAGTCTGCCATATCATTTGCTGCAATTAAAGCATGTTCTTTAATTTTACTGTTCATCTTGCCCTCTTATATTAAAATGTTTCTCTATAAAGCATATAGATTTTTCCATGCCGCGAATAATTCCAATATCATAATCAGTATCACTATCACTAAAAGATATTTGTTCTTCTATAGCTTTAATCATATCAAGTATAATTAACTCAGCGAAGTTCTTAGTATTTCCATGTAAGTAACCTATAGGTAATACTTTATCGTGGTACATTTCTATTCCAGCTTTTTTAGCTAGTTGTCTTATTCTTTGGTTCATACCCACTTCCTTCCACCTTCTTGTTTAACTTCAATAACTACCCAAACCATACCAGTTCCTTCTTTTCTTACTCTTTCTACTATTAAATAAGAATCAAGAAAACTTTGTAAGTCTTTTTTAAGTAGTTTCATTGGTTTACATTCTTTATAAGCTAGTTCAATCTCATACTTATTACTAAATTCCATTCCAACTACTACTTTTTGCCTACTATTCTCTTTTTCTATCTGTTTTTGTAGGTTTAATTGGTATAATAACTCTATTTGTTCCTCTTTTTCCCTCTTTAATCGTTCTTTTTTCTCTCTTTTTTCAAGCTCTAATGTTAGATAATTGCATCCTTTTAAGTCTACTTTACCCTCCATATACAATTCAGCTAGTAGATTCTTACTAAACCAACCTAATTTACCTTCTGGTTCAAAGTCATTAGGAAACTGTTCTTTTAATTGGTCTACTACTTCATATAAGTAAGTATTAACTTGTTCTATGCTTATTTGTTTCTTATTATACTCTGCTTTACACTTTTTAACGTGTTCTCTAAATTTAATTTGTATTCTTCCTGAATTAATTGAATCATACCTACATTGAAGTATTTTAGAGTTAGGAAACTTATTAACTAAAAAATCTTCTTCTGTTATAATATACGATAACATTATCTTTCTCCATAGTTAAATATAACTTTATCTGCTCTAACTGAACTCACTAACTTTATACCTAGTTTATTGTATATATCAACTAAGGTAGGTTTTATTATCTTAGCATGAAGCGATTTAAACTCCTTATACTCTGTTTCTTCTAAGTTAAGCATAGTTCTTATTTCCTCTTTAGTTAGTATAAATTTGCCATATTTAGTTAATTGCCATAAGTTCTTTTCTATTAGTATGTATAGACTATAGCGTTTGCTACTGCTTATTGTAGATATTCTAGGGTCTACTAGTAAGAAATTACCAGCTTCCATGTGTCCACTTATCAAAGGTATAAACTTACTATTCCAGTTAATAAGTATTTGTTTTTCACTTTCATTATAGATGAAGTCATATATAAGACTAGTAACATATACACTTCCATCTGGCAAAGTTATATCCATACTAGTTTCTTTTAACTTTCTAATAACATCTATAACCGATTCAAATGCTTCATGTAATCTTAGTTTACAACTTTTAGCGTATTCATCTACATCTACAGGGTAGTATCTTTCTTTCTTAAACAATACTCCTTGATCTTCTCCAAGTAAACAACAATTAATAAATCTATTGTCGTATAGTTCTAAGTGTTTAATAGTATCTATACTATTATGGTGTAGCTTAATACCAGTTCTACTTTTCATTTAATTTTCGTAATAAGTTATTAAAATAATAGTATACCATAACCCTCCCCTCCCTGTCAACCTTTCCCGTCCACCTTTTTCGCCCATTGCCATTTCTGCAATTTGGGGAAAACTGGGTACTAATAAGGGTAAAAGTGGGTACTAATTACCCCCTAAGC